TGCAAAGTATGACATCAGTGTCACAGAAAAAAAAGAAAAGAAAGAAATTGATCCTTATGAAAACGTGCATACTGAAATGTTAATACGTCAAGCAAATTTGTGCAAAGACATGGCTTCATTATTAGAAGATCAAGTTAAAAAATATTATCGTTATGAACCAATCGCAAAATCTATTGATGATATTTACACAGATGATATGTGTAAAAAAATAATTGCAGACACAAAGTCAGCAGAAGCAAAGATGATTCATGCAGAGAAACAGCAGGATATACGCCAAAAGGTAGGGGAATTTGAGAAACTTATGGCGTTCATTTTGGAAGAAACAACATACAACGTGGCTAAGGTTGCAAAATTAATTGGCATAACACCCAAACATCTCACTAACAATGTCAATCCTGAAATGAGAAAAATCATTGATGAGTTTAATTGGTTTAAGACTTTGACCGTAATACTGCCAAAGGATATGAAGAAAGGTGATATGGTAGGCATAGACATAGCAGATTGGTTTAATCATATGTTAGTCAGAAAAGACCTAGCATTGGAAATGCGACAACCACTTCTTAAGTTCAAGTGGATTGCATTTTGGTAATATGGAAACAGGAAAACTAAGGTATCTAGCACTAGCTTGTGGAACAGGCTTGGTTGCACTAGGTGGGTTGATTGAAAGAATATCACCTGACATCTTTGCAGCAGCAATAATTGCCATTCTAGGAATCGCAAGTGCAGATATGATTAAGCATAGGAACGAATAGGCTATATACCGTCAAATACATTAATTCGTATGTTAAGACAGTATAGAGTGGGTGACATTGTGATATGTAACACCAACTATACAAAATCTGATGGACTTCGTGGATTCATTGAGGAAGTAGTTGATGAACCAACAGAGTATCGTCAGGGATTGTATTCTGTCTATGGTTTAGAAAAACCAAATCATGGTGAAGCACATGATGTGTATTTTGGTGACTATAAAACATCAGAACTAGAATACACAGGTGAAACAATGGGTGTGGCAGAACTAGAAGAATACGCAAAAAAATATTCTGATAATGCCATGATTCAGACGGATATGGACAAAATAATATCACAAAAGATAGGTTTAGTTAATAACTGACCATTCTTTTATCCTCTCTTTTTTTATTCTAATCAATGGCAATTTGTTATGTTCGTGAGAAAAACGGTGAGCTAGAATTTTCAGAGGAAGATCAGACACATTGGGATCATAAATGGAACAAGCAGATTGTCACGTATGCTTTACAAAAAGATAGTGAGGATATTGAAGGTAGAGCAAAAGAAAAATTAGCAGTTAACTTAGCCATGTCAACATGGAATTTCGAGATACCTGTAAAATTAAAGAGTGTCAAGGGTGATCAAAACCCTGACATCTTCATTAACTTTGCCAACGAAGATGATGATGATTATCTAAAAGGCAATATTTTGGCATACGCATATTATCCACAAACAAGTCATTCAGGCAAAATTGTGTTTAATGAGAAATTCCTTTGGTCATTAAATGGTAAGGGAATAAATGGACATGACGCATTTCCTGATCTTTATTCTTATGGGACTAAAACCAAAATTAAGACTTTCAACATGGTTCATGTTTTGATTCACGAAATCGGTCATTCACTTGGATTAACACATGACGCAAATAACAATTCAAGCGTGATGTGGTTTCAATATAATGGGCAATTACATCTTAATGATTATGACATTCAACGAATAACGGACAAATATGGCAAACGCAGGTGGAATCCTAGAGCATACAAGTTTGTCAAAAGATGGCTATTAAGACGAAAAAATGGCTTGTGATTGTTCTTGCCATGAGAATGGGGAATCAATGTGCAAGAGTTGTAAGCTTGAACATATTTTGAAACAAGAGGACTAATGGATTACAACGTTGCAATTTATGCTGTGGCATGGGTGATTTTAATTTGGGCAATATTTGGAATGTTTGCTCATGCAGATTATATGGAAACATTAAATCTGTATCTTAAAGATAATCCAAATGTCTGCATAATGTCACCTGAACCAAGTGAGGAAGAATATCATATTGCAATTCAAGAACTGACCAAAGCAGCAATACAAACTTGGCAATACAAACTAACAGCAGAAACAGGTGGTGATTGGAATTTTCCAATGTATGATTATCCATTTGAATATCATGACAAACTATCAACAGATGATTTTCCACATTGTAATATTTTCATAGTATTTGAAAAAAACTCTAGTGGAAAGACATTAGGGACAACAGGCTTTGACTATTCTAACTCAAAACACAAGTGGGCATACATTACGGTATGGACACATAATTATGAAAATGTTAAATTTACAATAACGATTGGTGGCGATAACAAGCAAGAAAATATCAAACTTGAACAAAAACACCGACCTTTAGAAGCAATATACAATATCATATTACATGAATTTGGTCATGCATTAGGAATAGGACATTATCAAACACTTGATGAGAATTGTAAATCACTTAATGACAATCCATGTTCTGACCGTTCAATTATGTTTCCAAGTCTTGAACCATTCTCAACTAAAATAAAACAAGTTACAAGTGAGGACATTCAGATGATGATAAGACTTTATGGTGAAGATGGTTTTGGTTATCCTAATCCTGCATGGAATCCCAAGTCATGTGATTTTTTAGATGGTAAATTGGACAAATGTAGATGAGTTATTGGAACAACTTTTGGATTTGGTATGACAAGCATACAACAAAATCATTATTGATAACAGCGATCATAATTTACATTCAGATACCACACATGATATGGAACGCAGATTTGTATTTGCAAATGGGAATGATTAGCCACATCAATCCTGTGCTAGATTTTTTCCTCTATGGTGTTGACCTGATTGAAGTAATACCAATGATAAACATAGCCATGCTAATCTATTCAAAAATAAAAAAATAAAAAAGAAAAGTTGTAGTTCTAGAAGTTATGAATGTGACTAAAAATTATCGAATGTATCAGTTCGATAATCATAACCAAAAATTTCAGTGGCTATATAATATGCTACATCTTTATTTGTCTCATATTTTGTACTTGTGTCAAATGTTGTTTTTTGCTTACCATTCTTTGTAAATATTATTTTAAATCCTTTTGCTGTATGACCTGTTGCATGAATTAATCTACTACCACCATACGATTTTGATTTAGTAGCATGAAGTTTATCATTAATTTCCATATTCCATTCAGGGTAATTTTCGTTGACATATTCTGCCATTTGTGGAACAGATGGTTTGTTCCAACCAAATTTTGCGTGTACGATTTTCATTTTCATATTATGATATGGGAAACAAGGGCTATATAAGTTGAATACACATGAATACCTTTATTAATACTACATTGGTGAAACTAGCATGGCAAATCAAAACCAAACAGAAGTAGAGAAAGAATCAGTGGAAACGTACTATCCAATGACATCTGAACTAAAAGCAAAGGCAGACCAATTCGGTTGTGCAACTCGAAAGAGATACATTTTGAAAGAAAACAATCCCTTTGGTTACAGAGCAGGTCTTGCAATAACAGGCACAGGATTAAGAGCAGCAATAAGTGCAACAGTTTTGAACTTCATGAATACCTATGATTTTAGATCTGACAACTATGGCAAAGCATGGAATGATATGTACGATTACATCAAAACTGTCGTAATAGCAATAGCCAAAGACACTGTTGTATCTGCAACAGGCACAGGCTACAAAGGAACATTTGAAACAGAATATGATGTAAAAGAATCTACATCTGCATTTCTATTTGATGACTTCTTCTATGACGAAAAGAAAAAACAAATCTTCCGATACGAGTAGCAATACTCTTTCTTCCTTTTTTTATTTTATTAGTTCCTTTTTGTCACAAAAAGTGACATCATGTGAGTAAATATTGGCACTAAATGACACAGAAGTTTTAGTAATGCAGACAATGGTAATGAGGTTAAACGAAGCAGATTCACTAGCATGGATTCATGCACATCAAGAGAATGTCAAGAAGAAAATGGATAGAAGAAGATTCTACCGTATCAAGGGCAAACTAAAATCAACAACTGAAAAACGTAAATTTGAATTACAAAAGCAAGGACTATGGGAACAGCACTTGGAAAGAATAGACCAACTAGAAACAGCAATAAAATTCTCATGGGAAAATTATCACAGGGAACAAAACCCTACTAGACGACAGAAAATACTTGACAGTATAGTAGCAATACAACCATTGTTATCCACATATTATGCAGCAACCCAAGAGGTAATAGAACATGACGCAGAAAAAGGAATACAAAATACAGGACATTTATCCAAGCTTCCAAACTGAACATGACGCAGTTGAGGAAGATACTTCGACAGAGATTAAGAAATTAAAATTCTTCTGTGGCAAGATAAACGAAAAAAATAACTGTTGCTTTAGCCATAGAGTAGGATTACCACAACACCCTGCAACATTATCACCAATGAAGTTTATGCCACACCAAGATGATTTGGTCAAACAGGCGTTATCACCAAAGCATTTGAAATTCCATGTGAACAAATCACGACAGATTGGGCTTACAGAAATCTGTTTAAGGATAATACAATACCAAAGTTTCCACAAATATGAGGGGGGTAGAGTGATGATCATAGCAGGAACAAGGGAAAAAACTACAAAAAAAGTAATGTCTAGGCTTAGGCAATTATACAAACCCATAGATGGAACAGTGGAAAATTCATCAAATGACCTACTAATCAAGTTAAAGAATGGAACAGAGATAGAGGGATTGCCAAGTAATTCAGAAGCTATTAGAGGGGACACAAAGATTAGAGCAATACTAATTGACGAGGCAGCACACTTTGGAATAGTTGATGATAGTGTTGTATTGGACGCAGTAGAACCTATTGTAATGACTAACAAGTCAGACCTATTCCTAGTGTCCACACCAAGATCACAGAGGGGATTTTTTTATGAAATTTCAAAAAGTGAAAATGATTTTAAGAAATTACACTATGACTATACCAATGCAATAGGTTGGATTTATTCAAAAGATGAGATGGACGAAGAACTTAAACGCACAGATATTGACGTTGACCAAGAATACAGATGTCAGTTTACGAGTGCAAGAAACAGTATCTTTGGTGTTATATCTGACGAAAGTTCAGAAGATTACGAGGTAGAAGAATATTGATCAAAGAGGAAGATTTGCCAAACATATTTCAGTTAACACTTGCACAGGAAAGTAATTCAAACCAAGTAGAAGCATTGACAGAAATAGTACAGGCACAGGAAATCCAACTTAATCTTATCAAAGAAACATTACAGTTACAACATGAAATTCTTGACATGATAATTACAGGGAAAAAAAAATGAGAATAGCAGGGATTGATAGTGGAAAGCAAAGAGATAGTTTTGCCTTTGTAGGTATTGAGGTAAAAAACAATAACATCTATGTCAAAGGTGTCAAAACTTGGATAGGCAGAAAATACATTGAAGTTGAGAATCTAATAAAGGATATTCATGTGGCAAAGCCATTTGATTTCTATGTAGTTGAAATTAACAATACAGGTGAACACGTATTTGAGGAATTAAAGTACAGGCATAGAATACCAAATGTAATTCCAACATTCACAAGTGCCAATGTCAAAGACCAATCTAAAATCAATTCAGGCAGAGTTATGCCAAAGAACCAAATGGTATTATGGCTTGCTAGAATGTTCCAACAAAACAGAATAAAGTTTCCAATTAAATCAAATAAGAACATTGAAGAACTAAAAAGACAGATAGCAATATTCAGTGAACATATCACCGAAGCAGGTAATGTGAGTTATCGTGCAGAGGGAACAGAACATGATGATACTGTAATGGCATTAATGCTTGCTTGTTTCATTGGCAGGACATACGTCAAAGATCAAGATGGATTCAGACAGCAACAAACTATCACAAGCAAAAAGCATACCTATGAAGAAGAAGATGTCTATGGTTCAGGCATACCACTATATTCAACACCATTAGGCAGAGAGGTCTATACACCATGAGCATGGAATTAAATCTGTCCATTACAGATTACAAAAGATTGATGGGTTGGTTTGAATTGGCATTTGCAAAAAGAGATAATGCAATTTCAGAGGAAGATAATAACACGTTTAGAAAAATTAGTGTAATGTGTTTGTGTGCATTAGAGGAAGCAGAGAAAGACAAACATCATGATCACTGACGCACAAAATAGATTCGACAGATTGGTAGGGGAACTTGCCAAACTAGACAAGAAACGAGAAAGGAAAATGCGTCAGATAATGGCACAGAAAGAAAAGATAGATAAACTAGACAAGAAGAATAAACCACATGAAGTGTAAAAGGTGTGGCAAAGAAAATAATGGTTGTTGGCAAGAATGTGAAAAATGTATTACAGAGGTTTATCCTGAAACATGAAACTGCCAAAGTGGATTAGATGGTCAAAGGCACAAGGTAAATACATAATCATAAAAAAGAAAAAAGAAAGTTGATTATTCCTCATCAACTATGATGTGACCACCCAAGCCACCCTCACTTACAGGTGCAGAGATAAAGTCACTGAATCCTTTTACTGCTTGTCTTACCACTGATTTCTCAAGAGGTAGTAATGCCTTGTCCAAGTCAAGAGGATTATCAGGATTGATAGCCAATGTGACTTCAATACGATAGCCTTTTGCAAATGGTGCTGCTTTCATTTTCAAGGTTTCGTTATTCTTGACAATGGTAGTTTTCTCAACAAGCATATTCTGTTGTTCAGACATAGCATTATCAGAATACGTTTGTATTTATAGGTAATCATTATATACAGATGATTTCCCTCATACAATATGTCAGAACGACACCAAGTAAATCTAAATGATGAGCAGTATCTATTACTAGAGAAAGTCCGTAAGAAACACAAGAACAAAATCAATGGACTACCAAAACGTGGTAACACTATTGCTTTCATGTGTGATAATGAATTAAAGAGTACAAGTTAGTTCTCTTTATCCATTCTTTTTTATTTTTAGTTATATGCCTGCCAAGAAGTCTAAACGAATTATCACCAAGAAATATCCAGATATAGTTCCCAAGAGATATGCAAGTGCTTCAAAATCATTAGACGCAAATAAAATGCTCAATATGTATGCCAACCCATCATACACAGATCAAGAGTTAGAGTTCTTTGAGGACGCATGGGGAAGTTCAGTATGTGGTGCAACCATTGACAAATTAGTAGAATATACATTCGGTGGTGGTATCAAACCAACATTTGAATTGATAGATGACAATGGCTTAGATGATGACCAAAGGAAAAAAGAATTAAAAAAATATGAAGATGAATTAAACGAGTTAGTACATTATGATAGAAAGATAGGATTTGAGAAAAAACTAAGAGACGCAATTACAATGACCATAGTATTTGGCAGATGTGTAATAGCATTTGAAAATGATACAGGCTTGCCAACATCATTAAAGATTATTCACCCAAGAGATTTGGGCAGAGTATTTTTAGACCAACAAACTTGGGGATTAGAGAAAGTCATAACAACATTCCCATCAGACGAATTAACAGCAGACGAAATGATTTATTGTGTTAACCGTCCTGATAGTCCAAGACGCAGAACCATGTGGTATGGATATTCAGAAGTTCAAAGAGTAGTTGGTGCAGCAAGAGCATGGCGAAGAATTGTAGAATATGATATGCCTGAAGTAACTACATCTGCATGGGCAGGATATGGAATGTTTATCTTAAAACGAATGGGAAGAACTAAAGCTGACGCAGAGAATGACGCTAACACATTACTTCAATCATTAAATGCAGGTGCGTTCAATGCTGTAACCGTTGACGCAAATGACGAAATTGAATTTAAGAATTTAGACTTAGAACCAAAGATTAGAGAAATGGTTGACCTTGCTAGTTTCTATGAAAGAATTATCATTGGCAACTTTGCTGTTCCATCAGCATTACTTGGCAGAGAGGAAGATCAAAATCGTGCAACACTAATTGGCAAGATACAATTCTTCTTACAAGGTGTAGTTAAATCAAGACGAGATTGGATTAGCGATTTAGTTTCAGATCAATGGTATGAAAGGAATATGAAAAAAATGGGCATGGGTGAATTATTATCTAAGGTAAGAGTAAAGGCAGAGTTTGAGCCAATAATAGTTGAATCATGGTTTGACTTGGTTGACGCAGTATTAAGAATCAAGGGAATATTTCCAAATATGCCTGATGACCAATTACTTGAATTATTAAACTTGGAAGAATTTAAGACAGAGTTGGCACAAGCACCAACACAAACAACTGATGTGCCACAGGGAAATACACCACAGGGAAACGTGCCACCAATACCACAAGTGCCACCAATAATGTCTAACGCAAAGAAGATTGATGATGAGCTAATCAAGTCTGCACTAGACGCAAAGAAATTAGACATACTAGACAACATAGACAGGCTAGTCAGAGAACACGAAAAAAAAAAGCTCTGAACGCTTCGGAATTTAAAGAGCAAGATCATGAACGTGATCC